GACAGCAAGGGCGTTCTCGTGGAGCGCAACGATGCGGAAACATCGCAGTTCGCACTGCTCTTTGAGTTTGATGGAGACAAGAATCACATCCGCCACGTGCTGTACTGCTGCTCTGCATCCCGTCCTGCAACTGAGGGTCAGACCACTGAGGAGAGCAAGGAGGTCAAGACAGAGACACTGTCGCTGAAGGCTTCCGCACTGCCTTCCGGTCTGGTGAAGTCCAAGACCTGTGAGAGCACAGATGAGACCACCTACAACAACTGGTACAACGCCGTCTATATCCCGACAGCGGCTACTACCAACAACAGCACCAATACACGTTCCGCAAGTACCACAAAGGGCGGCAGCACAGCCGCATCCACTACTACTGACTGATAAAGGAGAAAGAATATGGCTATCAGAAAAACAATTACTGTTGACGGCATCGAGGTTCCTTTCAAGGCGAGCGCAACACTGCCGCGCCTTTACCGTGCAAAGTTCCGCAAGGACATCTTCAAGGATTTCTCTGCGCTGAAGGATTCTGTTGACGAGAGCGATGAGGAGAATTCCGGTCTCGGTATCGAGAGCCTTGAGGTTTTTGAGAATATTGCCTGGACGATGGCAAAGCACGCCGATCCGGAGAATGTGCCGGACAGCCCGGACGAGTGGCTGGAGCAGTTCAACACCTTCTCCATCTACGAAGTGCTGCCGCAGCTCTTTGAACTCTGGGGCGTGAATCTGGAGACGCAGGCAGAGTCAAAAAAAATCTCGCCCAGTTGACCGCGAGATGACAACGCCGCTGTTCCTTCTCCGATGTGTGCAGATCGGGCTGAGTTTATCCGACCTTGATCTGCTCACTATCGGGATGGTCAACGAAATGTTCATTGAAAAGGATAATGACGATTATGATTACCCGATCAAGGCAACGCAGGAAAACTTCGATGCCTTCTAAAAAGCACATTCTTTCCGGCTGGCTGCGGATCCTGTTCGGGCTTGCTGTATACTCCTTCGGTGTGCATCTGACGATAGCCGCAAACATTGGTCTCGCACCGTGGGACTGCCTCGGCATGGGTATTGCAAAGCACACTCCGCTGAACTACGGCAGTTCTATGGTGCTGATCTCTGTGACTGCTGTTCTGATACAGCTTGTTCTCAGAGAAAACATCGGATTTGCGACATTACTGGATGCTATTATAACCGGAAACCTGACACAACTATTGAACGATTATTCCCCATATCCTGAGAATCACAGCATTGGGCTCGGTATCGCGCTGATGCTGTTCGGATTTCTGTTTATCTCACTCGGAATGTATCTGTATATGTCCGCAGAACAGGGCTGTGGTCCGAAGGACGGGTTGCTGATTGCTATCGGAAAACGAATGCCGAAGATACCGATCGGTGTGGTTGAGATGCTCTTGTGGGCAACGGTCACATTTGCAGGATGGCTGCTCGACGATACTGTCGGTATCGGAACTGTTATTTCTGTATTTGTCGGCGGTGCTGTGATGCATCTGTTCTTCGATGTGATCGGATTTGAGCCGAGAAAATTGGAGCATAAAAGCCTGACAGAATCACTGGCGAAGCTATTCAAAAAGATCTGATTCCTTTACTTTTTCAGTTCGATGTGCTATAATATTCATGTAATATTGAAAGAAGGCGCATCTATTGAAACAAGTGATCAAAAGCTACGCATTGTTCCTCATTGGGCTTTTCATTGCATCAATGGGCGTAGCTCTATCGGCAAAAGCCGGTCTGGGAACATCCCCGGTTGCATCTGTTCCGTATTCAGTTTCCCTTGTCAATCACACATTGACATTCGGATGGTGGCTGAATATGTGGAGTGTGCTGCAGATCGCTGTGCAGATTGCACTGCTGCGTAAGAAATGCAAGCCGGTAGAGATCATCATTCAAACGGTACTCGCATTTGTGTACGGCTATCTAACCGACTTTTCCTGTAAGCTCATCAGCGGACTACAAGCGAATACCTACATCATGCAGTTCGCACTAATGATCCTGAGCTGTTTTGTTCTGGGATTCGGCATCTGGATACAGTTCAAAGGCGGTGTTGCAATGCTGCCCGGTGAAACAATGAACCGTGCGATCAGTGAAGTAACAGGCAAGAAATATGAGAACATCAAGATCTTTTTTGATGTACTGTATATCATCGTTGCTGCTGCCATCTGCTTCATTTTCATCGGGAAACTCGAAGGCGTGCGTGAAGGCAGTATCATTGCGGCAGTTTTGATTGGCAATATCATAAAGCTGTATAATTCATTGTACAATAAACTCACACGTAAAAAGCTGCAAACCGCTTAATCACTGTATTGATCGGAGAAAAATATGAATCGCTTTATCATACTGACTTTCTTATTTGCAGTCGGAGGTACAGTAGGCTGGGGAATCGAAGTAATATATCGACGCTTTGTTTCACAGAAACATTGGGTTAACCCCGGATTTCTTACAGGTCCGTGCCTGCCGCTGTATGGATTCAGCCTATGCATTTTGTACTCAATGGCTCGTATGGAGTCATATTTATCTGCAAATGAGGTCTGGAAACAAAAACTGCTTCTGTTTATACTAATGGCTATTGCCATCACTGCACTTGAATATGTTGTTGGTCGAGTCATGATCTCTGTTGAACACATCAGACTATGGGACTATACGAAATGCTGGGGAAACATTCAGGGTATTATTTGCCCGCAGTATTCATTTTACTGGATGATACTCAGTGCATTATACTATTTCCTTGTGCATCCGCATATATTAGATGCTTTGGAATGGCTCTCACAAAATCTTGCGTTTTCATTTGGCATCGGCTTTTATTACGGCATACTTGTACTGGATCTCGTAAATTCAGCTCAGATGATAAACAGAATACGAAAGTTTGCTGCGGATAATCAGATCACCATTCGTCTTGAACATCTGCGTGAGGAGATCAACTACAACCTGCAGCAAAGAAAGCCTCGATTTTTGTTTTCCATGAGAACAGAAATGCCTTTCACAGAAGCATTAAAGAAATACGGAGAATCAATCCGAGAGAAGCTTCACAGAGAATGATATAGATTTTTGAGTTGAGCACTTGCTGAAAAGCAGGTGCTTTTTTTTATACCCTGACGAGGAGGTGATCCGCATGGCAAACAGAATCAAGGGTATTACCGTTGAGATCGGCGGCGATACCACGAAACTCAGCAAAGCCCTTGACGGTGTCAATAAAAACATCAAAAACACACAGACGCAGCTCAAGGATGTCGAAAAGCTGCTGAAGCTCGACCCGACCAATACGGAACTGCTGTCGCAGAAACAGCGATTGCTTGCCGATGCCGTATCATCGACCAGTGATAAGCTCGAAACGCTGAAAAAAGCCAGCGAACAGGCCGCCAAAACCAAAGACAATTACGATGCGTGGAAGGCAAAATACGACCCTATCAAGCAGAAGATCGGTGAAACTGAGACAAAGCTCCGGGAACTGAAGGAGCAGAGCCGCATCGCCGATGAGCAACTTTCCCGCGGTGAAATTTCGCAGGAGAAATACGATGCACTGCAAAGGGAGATCAAGGAAACGACAGATGAACTGTCCGGTCTGAAACAGCAGGCAAAGGATGTATCTGACGAGTTCGGAAATCCTATCAGTCCTGAACAGTATGATTCTCTCCAGCGTGAGATCGTTGAGACAGAACAGGAGCTTCAGAATCTGCAAACCGAAGCAGAAAAGTCGCATACAGCACTGGTAAAGCTCGGTGAAGCAGGCGCCTCTCTCGAAAAAGCCGGCGACAAGATCGCAACCGTCGGTACGAATCTGACGAAATATGTCACTGTGCCTATCCTTGGAGTCGGAACTGCTGCTGTGAAAACGACAGCGGATTTCGATGCGTCCATGAGCAAGGTCGCTGCTGTATCCGGTGCGACCGGCGAGGATTTTGATGCCCTGCGTGCAAAAGCCCGTGAGATGGGTTCTCAGACAAAATTCTCCGCATCGGAAGCCGCTGACGCCATGAACTACATGGCAATGGCAGGCTGGAAAACCGAGGATATGCT